AGGCAGCATTGGCGCTACATTAGATCATGATTACAGTGGTGAAAGTATTGGTAACCATACATTAACATTTACAGCAAATGGTACGCCAGACATTACTGCACAAACAGATAGTGAAACAATTACTTTCCAATTAAACAGTGTTCCTAGTGCACCAGCAGGATTGAGTACAAAAAGTATAACACTAAGCACTAGTGCAGTTGGTACAAGTCCAAGACTGGCAAGTGGATTTACAGACAACAGTTCAAGTAATCCATTGAGTGCAGGAGATGATCTAACTACAAGTACAGCAAGACGATTAACTAGTGGTACAGCAATAACAAGCAGCGTTAATGATGTGTATGACGGATTAGCAGGCACACTGACTGCAAGTATTAACGGCACAGGCGATGGTAATAAAGCGTTTAGCACAACTACAGGCGAAACAGGTACATTTACAAGTCTTATTGTAAGTCAGCAAGTTGACTACCATGCAGTAAACAGCAGTTATCCAAGTTATTTTTATCAAGTGTTTGATGCAAACATCAGCAAAGCAGTAAGTGCTTTAAGCACAGGCGTAAGTGATTTTAGACTAGAACATAGCACAACTGGCAATACAAATTATGTCTCAGTTCTAAAAGACGACATGACAGTAACACCTACATTTGGCAGTGTTGGTACACTAAGTGAAGGTACAGGAGGTACCAAGCGTTATATTTCTGGCATTCCTTATTATAACACAGGTAGCCCAACACTCACACTAAGTGGCACTACAATTAACAACCTAGTAGGACAAGCATACACAGACCAATCTAACATTGTTGAGATTGACAGCGATGCCAATCAAGAAGGCACAAGCAGTAGTGCGTTCACTGGACAAAACTATACCTACGCAAACATCGACGGTGCAAGCACAATGTTAAGCAGTGGTGTTCCGGTTGCTAATATAGGAACAAGCAGTGCTTATGCAATAGGCGACTTAACTGTTCCAATTACAAGTTCAAGTGTACGCACCATTGATACTGCGCAGATTCGTGCTAGAAATGTTAACGGTATAAGCAGTTACAGTGATATTACAGGTTATATCCAAGTACACACTGCAGCACAAAGTGGCATTAGTGAGATTGCTATTGCTGTTAGTGATAGCCTAGGCAATGGCACATATACAGATGATGGTATTAGAAGTGCAGCATTCCTAGCAGACACGACAGATACGCCTAGTTACAATGGTGCTACAAACTTTTATACAACCAGTGTGTACAGTGAAGCAAGTGACCCTGGTGTAAGTGGAACAAAAGAAGCAACCTTAAGACTTGGCGTGTTAGAACATAATACAACAGATTACAGCTCGGGTTATTTGCCAGTTGGTCCAGATCGCAGTAGTGATACAGGCACACAATACTTTACATTTGCATTCCGCAGACAAGTTGTCGCTAACTTTGATATTAATATTACGAGTTCCGGCATTGCTGGTATGTGGATAGCAGCACCTGGTACTACTATCGACACTGCTAGTGGATTAAATGGTTGGCTAGATTGTACAGCACAATATGCTGGTAGTGGTGTTCCTGGCAGCGATACAGGCAATGGTGGCAATGGTAGCAATGGTTGTGCATTTACCGGTGCAGATGTAGTAGCAACAAGCAGCAGTTTGAGTGGCGGATATACAATGACATTAGGCAGTGAGAACATGAGTAATTCAACAGGCAATGTTGTACTTGTGCGCATTGCACTAACAAGTGGACAGAGTGTAACAGCTCTTAGCGTGGGAGTGGCAAGCTAATGGCTATTACAGACGCACAAAAAGTAGATTATCTCTTTAAGAAACTAGGTTTTGGTGTTACAAAAACCGATACTAATGCTAACAAAGTTGCTGCTAACGAAAGTATTGCTAGTCCATTATTACTTCGCGGTGATAAAGTTTGGCAACAAGCATCAGATATTCCTAACGTTAAGCCTGGTAGTAGTGCTAGTCCTGTAACAGTTTACACAGGCGGCACAACAGTTGAGTGCACAGCAGATGTTACAGCAACAGCAAACAGAACTTGGAAAACAGGACTTACTGATTGGATACCGCCGGAATTTGGTAGTACATATCTTGTTAATGTTTATGTACATACTAGTGGTGATGCAAGTAATGCTGAAAGCATTAGTAATAAAGTGTTTGTTACAGGTAGCGGCAACAACGACGAATGGTTTTTTGATTATCAATCTGGAGTATTGCATTTTATCGGAACCAATCTTCCTAATGGTGTAAACTTCTCAGGCAAAAGTGTTTATGTAGCAGGTGCTAGATACACAGGTGCGTTTGGTGTTGGCAGTGCAAGCGGTGATGATGCTAATATTGCTGACTTTGAGTTTAGTGGAACAACCATTACAACAGCAACAGCAAGTGATAATATTATACTTGATCCAGAGACAGGCTATGTGAGCATTAGTGGCACAACTGCACTACAGATCCCAGTAGGCACCGTTGCAGAGCGTCCTACAGCGACTAAAGGCATGATACGCTTTAACGATGACAGTGATTATGTTGAAGTATACAATGGCACAAATTGGGTTGCAGTAGGCAGTGTTAACACTGTTACAATGGACGAGTTTGATGGAAATGGTAGCGCAACAGCATTTACACTGAGTCAAAGCGCAAGTACTGATGCTGTTATTGTTAGTTTAAACGGTGTTGTGCAAGAAAGCACAAATACCTATAGCGTAAGCAGTACAACATTAACCTTTAATGAAGCACCTGCAACTGGTGATAAAATACAAGTGAGAAACTTTTTTAGTGGAAGCACTCTACAACCTGCTAGTAAGTTCAACAGTTATACCACAACTGAACGTGATGCATTAAGTCCAGCAAATGGTGATGTGGTATACAACGAAACTACACACAAGTTTCAAGGTTATGCCAATGGTAGTTGGGTAGATTTCCACTAATAATTTTTATTTTTATACTAAATAAACATGCAAGCTATTTAAGGGTTTGTTCTCCGGTCAATAGTGGTAGGAGCTACACTTAAAAGTTCTCTCGAGGTTAGTCTCACCCCTCGTAAAAAACGACTTGCAGTCTAAGGTTCCTGTATCCACAAAGAACCTATTCATATTTTAATTCTCCCTCTTAAAAATTATCAAAAAAGTAAAGGTGAGGGATGTTTCTGCACGACTTAAATAAATACATTTGAAACAATCTTGATTGGATGGAGAATAAACAAATGGCTTTGACCAGAATTAAAACCAACCAGATTACCGATCTTAATGTGACTACAGCAAAACTTGCTAATCAGTCAGTTACGGCGGCAAAACTGGCAAATAATATTACATACGGTAGTGATTTTACTGTATCAGGTAACTTAACAGTTAGTGGTACAACCACATCTGTTAGTACAACAAATACACGTGTTGAAGATGCAATACTATCGCTTTCAGCAGAAGCAACAGGTAGTGCTAGTGTAGACTCAGGTCTACTCATTAACCGTGGTTCAGATGATAACCAAGCAATTATTTGGGATGAATCTTCTGATACTTTTGCGTTTGCTAATGTAGGTAGCGAAGTAGGCGATACTTCAGGAAACGTAACAATTACAAGTTATGCACCGGTGCAGATGGGTGCTTTAACAGTAACAACAATTAATGCTAGTGACACAATCACTGGCGATGTTACTGGCGATTTAACAGGTAACGCAGACACTGCAACATCACTTGCTACAGCAAGAACAATTACTATTGCAGGCGATCAGTCAGGCAGTGTTAGCTTTGATGGCACCAGCGATGTAACTATTACTGTTGCTACACAAAACGACAGTGTTGACCTAGGTACACACACAACTGGCGATTACGCAGCATCTATTACAGGTGGTGCAGGTATTAGTTCAAGTGGTGCTACATCAGGCGAAGGCATTGCACACACATTGAGTGTTGATCTAACAGATACAAATGTATTTGCAAGCGATGGTACAGTCAGCAAAGCTGTTGTACTAGATGGCAGTGGCGACTTCTCTGCTAACATGATTACAGCAGACTTAACTGGTGATGTAACTGGTAATGCTAGTACAGCAACATCTCTAGCAACTGCAAGAAATATTGCAATTGCAGGTGATGTGGTTGGTACTGCAAGTTTCGATGGTACAGGCGATATTAGTATCTCAGCAACTATCCAAGCTGATAGCGTAGCACTTGGCACAGACACAACAGGTAACTATGTTGGTACTATAACAGGCGGCAATGGTATTAGTTCAACTGGTGCAACAACAGGTGAAGGCATTGCTCACAGCCTAAGTGTTGATCTAACAGATACAAACATCTTTGCAAGTGACGGTACCGTAAGCCGCGCTGTTGTCCTAGACGGCAGTGGTGACTTTAGTGCTGGTACAATTACAGCCGATATTGATGGTATCATTGGTGCAAACACACCTGCAGCAGGTACATTTACTACACTTACAGCAAACACCAGTGCTACACTAACAAGTGCAGCAGTTAGTGATCTAACAAGTGGTCGTGTTGTACTAGCAGGCACAAGTGGCGAACTAGAAGATAGTGCAAGTTTAACATTTAATGGCACAACACTAGCAGTTAATGGTGCAGTCACAGTAACAACAACACTTGATGTTACTGGTACAACTTCACTTGATGGTGCAGTTAACCTAGGTGATGCTGCAGGCGATGCTATTACTGTTACAGGTACAGCAACATTTGGTCAAAGTGCAGACTTTGATGGTGGCTTTACAGTTGCAGGTAGTCAAACAGTTGACATGGGCGGCAACCAGATCGACAACGTTGCAGATCCAACAGCAGCACAAGATGCAGCAACTAAAGCATATGTTGATGCACAAGTTAGTGCTGGTACAGAACTTAGTCTCGCTGGCGACACCGGTACAGACACAGTTATAGTTGGAACAGATACGCTAACAATTAGCGGAACTGCAAATGAAATCGAAACTACGGTCACCGACAATACAATCACAATCGGTTTACCAAACGATGTTACAATTAGCGGTGATGCTGAAATTACTGGTAACCTAACAGTCAATGGTACAACTACTACACTATCAACAACAAACTCAGTAGTTAGTGATTCACTTATCGAACTTAACTCAGGTGCAGCATCAAACGCTAACGACTTGGGCTTGATTTTCGAGCGTGGTTCAACTGGCGACAATGCTGTGTTTGCTTGGGATGAGAG